TAAGCTCATAGAGTTGAGCCTCTTCACCACTAAGGAGACCACTCAGAGCCAAGGAAGTAAGGTAATCCTTGATAGTAGGTGCTCTCTCTGCTACCCTCTGCACTCTCTGAAGCTCTTGAACCTCAGCTTCAGTCTCCCTGATATAGACATCAGCTTGCTCTGGGGTAAGACCATACTCTGTCCAAGGAGTTATATTCCTGAACCACGCAGGAGGATTATAGAGGATAGCACCTACCCCCCTTGCAGCTCTCTCAGGAAATGATGTCTCAGCCCAAGCTTCAGGAGTGAACTTTGACATATAGATTTGTTTCTGTGTAGAAGCTAATTGCTCCAAGTCAGCTAATCTAGCTGCATCCTGCTCTGTGAATTGAGTAGGAAACTTGGGAAGTTCAGGTAACTTTGGTAAACCTTGATTATCAGCCATCTTAACCTCTTATCAGTCTCCCACGACCAATCATATTTCTAAGTTCTTGGGGGCTAAACCCTGTAGTTGCCTCTGGAGGGACAGTCCTAGACCTAGCACCAAGCACTCTTCGTGTATTGCCAACTGCTCCACCAGCTTCTCTCTGAGCAGCTATACCCTCAGCTTCAAGAGGTCTACCTTGCCCTGGGGCTGGTGCTCCTATCTGAGCCTCCATAGCATTAGCTACATTGTCAAACAGGTCAGCCTGTCTTGGGTCTCCCCTATCACGAAGATACCTAGCATGATTCCTATATATAGTTATCTTCTCAATAGCCAAAGATTCTGGTGAGTCAAGTATAGTATCCACCCTCTTAGCTCTGAGAATAGCTTGTGGGTCTTTCTTACCTATGACATCATGTATAAGCGTAGCTTTGTCCAGATGGTCACGAAGGTAGTAAGCTATTGTACCTTTCTCAAGCATATCCTTGGGGGTAGCTACCTCAGATTCCACAGTGACATTCACCTCTTCTGGAATTTCCTCTGGCTTTAGCTGCTCAATGAACTTACCCTTGATATTGAACACCTTTCCACTCTTCTTCAAATTAGATAAATTGAAGTTATCACCCTCCTCAATGAAGAAATGTTTAGCCTCCATATAAGGGTAAAGAATCTGGTTAGCTGAACTAGAAGCAAGCTGGGATAAAGCATACCCAGACTTCTGACCTTCCATCATACCAAAGACAGCATCATTAAAGCTACCTTTCTGCATTTCCTTACTAATATCTATGAGATGTGCCTGTATCTCAATAGGGATAGTATGTGGAGGAAGTCTCTTTAGTCCTTCCTCACCAGGAGCATAGTGGAAAAGTGGTGCTCTCTCCCTTAGCTGCTCTACAGTAGCTTGGGGAGTTTGACTGAACTCTTCCATGATAGACTGAGCTGTATCCCTGAGAATCTGACTTATCATTGTTCTCCATTTGTTATAAGCATAGGATACAGACTCATTAACCTCAAAGATACTCCTTCCTGAAAGTTTCCTCCAATCACCTGTCTTTTTGGTAAGGCTACCTTTATCAGGGAAGCCAGCAACTGGGGCTACAAGAAGCTTCATTTCAGGTCTATCTACCCATCCAGTTACTTGCTTACCATCAATCAATATCATGTTGAAAAGGGTATTCCCCTCCAACCTCCAGTAATCATCAAGGACTACTTCTGCAGTCGGGGAGAATATACCAGGATGCTCATACTCCCATCCATTGCTCTCTGCTTTTATCCTAGCTTCCTCCCTTGTAATCTTATAGCTATGTACACAAGCAACCAGTCTCTCATTGGCATATCGGGGGTAAACATCATAAGGATTCCAAAGCTGAGCTTTAAGCATCCCTGTTTTCTCATCAAAGAGGAGAACTCCTGAATACCATCCAAGGACAAGGAGGTAGTGACCAAGCTCATCAAGGAAGGGCATAGAACCACCAAGCTTTCTCTCCCTGTCTATCTGCTTCCACGCATATTGACAACCTCTATCAACTTTTGCTCTCTTGTCTAACTCAATGGAAGACTCACTGTTTATAGCTATTGAGTGGGAAAGCTCACCCCTAGTAAGGAGGTAGTGAGCCATATTATAGAATGTTTGAGGCTCATTACTCACATAAGACTCAAGACCTTTAGCTGCAAGTAAATCAATTAAGGTAAGAGTCTCATACCACTCTTTGAATTTAAGGTTTCTCTGATACCAGAAGGCTTTCAGAGACTGTATATCTGTTTTTACTTTACTTATATCACTTTCCATATTTCCTCCTTACAGTGTAACTACCATCCCCAAGCATTATAGCTCCCCTGAAAACCTTTCGCCACTGCTCCAGACTTTCTAACTGTAAGGGCTATCATAAAAGCTAGAGCCAAATCATCAAAGGTCTGTGCTTGCTCTCTGTACTTTGTCTTTAGTTTTACAAACCTGAAACTACGAAGCTGTCTGACCAAGTTAGAATCCCATAGCTTAATTTTGGGTAAATTCTCCTTGGTAACAGACATAAGCATACTCCTTGTTTGGTCATTGCTCCACCAACCTCTCTGAGTTGTTACCTTCCCAGTAGTGAAATCTATTTGATGGGCAACATTTGGATAATCCACTAACTGCTCCAACACAGCATAGCCAGTAAAGTTCCTTTCTACTGCTATCATAGCATTATTATACCATTTAGCCATCTTTTTCAGCACATCTGCAAACTGGTTAGGCTCAATCCTAGCCTGGAAGGTAGCACATACTCTCCAAAGACTGTCTATAACAACAGCAGCACTGTAGCTACCCTCTGGAGCACCAGATGATGTATCTGCTCCTATCATGTAACTCATCTTGTCAATGGGAGGAAGCCAATAGCTCCAACCATCTGGATGTCTCTCTCCATCATAACAGACATTGGCTAAATCTGTCAAGAGGCTCTGGTCAAATACAGGGTCTCCTACAGTTATGAAGCAATCAACATCATTCTCTGGGTACTCTACAAAAAAGAGACCACCTTTCTCTGACAGCTTAAATCTCCTCCATCTTATCTGAGCCTCAGTAAGATTATGATTATCAATAAGGAATTGCTCATCATCTGTGTAGATAAGCTCACCTAAGTCCTGTGGTTGGAGAAGATTAAGTATATCTGGGTCTGATGGATTCCTTGGTATTTGGTAATCCGAACCCAACCACCAAGGGAAAAAGAAAGGTTTGTAAGGAGACTTACCCTGTTTAGCCTTGTCCCAAGTATCAAAGAAACTGTTATTCTCTCCATTAGGACTAGACTCTCTCGTAAGCTCCCCATTAAGAGGAATAGCATCCTGTATACCAGATACAATCTTCTCCCCATCTTCATAGAATGCTTCCTCTGATAAGTGACCAACATGGATAGTGTCCCCCCTTGAGAATGCTCTAGCCCCAGATGTACCAATATAGATACTGCTGTCTAACTCAGGGAAGCTCTTCTCAGACCTGGACTCAGCACCAAGAACTGGTTTAGGTTCATCCATAGATTCATAGTAGAATTGGACTCTATCCAGAAGTCTCTGGGTAGCTCTTGTCTCATGGGACACTACTGCACAAGCTGAATGCTCGACAATGATACATCGAAGGAACATAGAAGCAAGGATTGAGGAAGATATACCAAGCTGACGAGCTTTGAGGATTATGTTTCGGAGTGCTTTATGGGTATGGAAATATCTTTGGACATCATTGAATATGTAAGGGACAACCTGACCTGCTTTATTAACAATGTACAGGAGATTACCAGCTAGGTTGATTGTATCTATTTTAGGCATAGAGTTCTAATCCTTCTTATACATCCCCTTGGAATTGCTATAAAATCACTCTTACTATAAGAATTTATATTGAGTGCTACCTCAACTTCCTTATTATCCTCACGAGTTAGGACACCACAAGACACGCAAGGAGTTATGTGTAAAGAACAATCTCTATCATGCCAAACATCATTTGAACAGGCATCATCCCATTCTACAAGGACTATCTTCACATGAACCCCTTGGCTTTAAGCTTACTCTTGAATCTCATCAGAGGCTGCCTCACTCGCCTGTGCAAGTTCGCCCTGCGAATGTTCTGCCTCGATGCTGTCAACTGCTTCAAACTCGGCATCTATAACTTCACCTCCTTGTTCTCTTTCTGGAAGTAACTGATGAACACGCTGTTGCCAAGAGAATACCTGGATACCTGCAGGAGCTTTATCCAAATCAGAAATAAGCTTGCTATAAACTTCCCTAGCTAGGTTAGTTCTGACAAAGGCATACTCCCCTGTATCTATCTCTTCCTTCATCCTAGCTATCATCTTACCCTCAAGGATAACAGCTTCAAGTTGATTCTCCCTTCTGAGAATCTGGATAGCTTCTAATTTATACTTTGATGCAAGGTCTTGGAGTTGCCTGTGGACAGCAACAAAAGCCTCATTGTGAAACCAAGTATTATATGTACCCCTAGCAATACCAATGAGGTCTCTGGTAGGACTGGTATCAAGACCAGCTACTCTCCTCACAATGTATTGCTTTTGGTGTTCAGAAAGGTCTTTGATTGTCTCTACTAGGTTAGCCATATATCTCCTTGAGGGGCAACCCTATAGGACTCCAGACCCACAAGATAGCCCCTTACTCATGATACAGTAACATCATAGCATACCCAGTTATTTCTTGTCAAGCCCCATCAGGTTACTCCTTTCATAGCTAGGGCTACCCCCTTGACAAATAAGCTATTTTATATTAGACTTTAATCAAAAGATGTATCTATTTAAGGCGTAGTATTACATTATACAAAGGATTGAAAAAAAGGCAAAATGAAATTCTTCACAGCTAAAAATAATTCTTGGTTTTGCTTCCACTGTGGAGCACAGATTCTTGAGGGGGAACATTGCTGTGGCTTTCCAAACAAAAACAAGATTATGTTGTTATTCCACCCTGAATGCTATATAACATGGTTCACTGAGAATTTCAATTATAAGTATCAAAGATGGAAGATGGAACAAACTGGGGAAAAGAAGAGACATTGGAAGAAGAGTAAGCTTGGAAGACCAAGGATATATAAGAATCCATACAAGGCTAGGAATATACAGAGCCTTATATGTTATCATAGGAAAGTAGGAAATCAGGACAAAGTTCAGGAATTGGAACAAATGCTCAGAGACCTGGAAATAAGGAGGGAGCAATGATAGTTACAAGTGTCAAGGTTCTTGAAGGGGTAAAATTCCAAATAGATGTCTCCCTTGAAGAGCCATTTGAGTATAGACATGGAGTAAGAGTAGAGATAATAAATCACAGATATGCAGATAAACTTACCTATATTGTCCTTAAAGCTCTAGGTTTCAAGTTTGTAGAATATGAACCTTGGACTGATAACTCTATCTATATCCAACACAAGATACCCTATTTTAGATATATGTTTGTAAAATATCTCCTG